GGTCACAGGTCGAGTCACAGGTCAGGTCACAGGTCTGGTCACAGGTCGATAATCCAGAATCTTTCGCTGCAGATACCCTAGGCTACTATGCCGGTTGGTCTTCATGGGCAGACTTTTATCAAAGAATTGGCGTTGTGAAGGAGCCAAGGCTGGAAGAGTATTTAAAATTTATGAGATCCGGGGCATTCATGGGGATATACCTAGATGGGTTGGCTGTTGTATGCCGTCGTCCATCTGCTGTAAGGCGGGATTCAAACCATTTGCTTGATTCGGACCAAAAACCTGCAATTGAATGGCGAGATGGATATAAGCTGTGGTTTTTGCATGGGGTAGCTTTTGAAGAGGATATTTGGAAAAAGATAATATCACAAGAACTAACTCTTACAGACCTCGCGAAGCTTGAATTAGGAGCAGACCAACGAGCGGTAGCTATACAGATGCTGCGGCCAGACAGGCTACTCGAGCAAATGAAAGCAAAGCTTATTGCAACCGGTAAGAAGTATTCAAAACTAATCGAGAAGCACGGCGAAGACTATTGCGCTGCAAACTTCCCTTGGAGCTTAAATAGCCCAACAGAACTATACCAAGTTGATAACTTTATGGATACCGGCGAAACAGAATACTGCATGAAGATGGAGCATCCGTCTATAAAAGATAAATTCTACATTGAATGGGTAGAGCCTGAGATAGGCCAGAAGCAAGACGCAGACCTAGCACAAGCTCATGCGTTTGGTATGTCTGTTGAAGAGTATTTTAGCGCAGTTGAAGCGTAAATTAACATCTATCTCACAGCCCTGAGCGACAGCTATGTAGTGGTCAAATCCATATGCTATTGCTTGGGATTGTGGGGTGGAATTCTATGAGGGTTATATGAAAATTAAGTTAGATAAAGCCGATCGTGTCTTCTCGGAATATATTCGTACCCGTGACAACTGGACATGTCAGCGCTGTAATAATCATTACACGCCACCAACGTCGGCATTACATTGTTCGCACTTTCAAGGCCGCGGTAAAGAAGCCACACGTTTTGATGAGCAAAATGCAGACGCCCTATGTTATGGCTGCCATATGTACTTTACTGCTAACCCTGCCGAACACTACGCATGGCAAGTGCAGCGAAAAGGCCAAAAAACTGTCGATTTGCTTGTGCTGCGGTCGAACACATACCAGAAGAAAGATAGACAGATGGCATATCTGTATTGGAAAGAACGGCTACGGCTATTGAAGGAGGAAAAATGTACTGGATTGAACAAATCCTCGTCATATTGATACCGCTATGGGTAATCGCCAACATCATAGCCTATTTGATACATAGCGCAAGAGAAGAAAGGGAATATCGGAAATGGAGCTCGACCCAATACACCGAAGAATAGCTGACGAAGCTAGAGAACGAATCCGGCGCATCATTTCCGGTGAAGCACTAAAAGATTTCATAGAACGTATTGATACTAAGGCAGCAGATGCTGTGAATGAGGAGGATGAATGAGCAGAGGATTTACAAACACCGTAGTGATGGGCAATGTCACAAAAGACCCAGAGCTACGAAATACTACCAGCGGGACTAACGTTGCTACGTTCACGTTAGCGGTTAATGATAAGGATGACCAAGTATCTTATATCGACTGCGTTGCGTTTAACAAAACAGCCGACACGATAGCTAAGTTTGTAAAACGCGGTGACGCCTTTTTAGTTCAAGGCTCACTAAAGCAACGATCATGGGAACAGGAAGGATTAAAGCGTTCTAAGATTGAAGTTATTGTGCAGGGGTTTGCATTTATAAGCAATAAGTCAGACCGACCGCTAACGCAACATGAAGTATTAAGTGCTGTTGTAGAACTAAAGGAAGAAAATGAAATTGACCTTTCGGAAATTCCATTTTAAGGAGGTTTGTATGTCAAATTTGATAGCGTTTTTTGTATTAGTTGTTACTATTATACCTGCTCTATTGATTGGTATAATTTTATCTCCATTTGGTTTATCAGATGATTTTGCGCATGGATATGAAAGCTGGTTAACTGATACGGTATGTAATTGCAGGCAAGAAGTAAATGAAGTCGAAAAATAACCTTGACTTTAGCGTATAAGCATTGACATTATGCGCTAGACTACTGTATAATAAGAAGTACAACAACGACTTCCAACAAACACTTAAACCTACAATTAACAAGCCCTCTGATGAGGTTCAGGACTATAGGCTAATTACCTTGAGATGCGCTCTTGGTTTTTAGTTCTTTCTGAGCCTTTTTAGAGGGCTTTTTTATTTACAATTCACATCTCATTATCGCGGCCGAGTTAAGTACGGAAAGAAGTTTAGTATGGAAAAAGTTGATAAACCAAAACATCGAGTATTGATTGATGCTGGAGGGTATTATGTACCAATCAGCCACTCAGAGCTGGATAACCTAGTAGGTAGGCTCATGCAAATATGCGATTTGACCGGAGACAAGGAACAAAGGGATGCTCTAAAAAGCACTATAAAACAAGCCGCACGCAATTGGCTTGATGATGAATATGATATGAATGGGTACGAAAAATGGAAAGGCGCTCGTGAGGACGCAATCGTTATAACCGTTAAATAATAACCACCTTGGCCGTGGTGATGAGATGTGAATAACATAAGTTAATTTAACAAACAGATAGATATAGATGAGGAGTGGCGGAATAGATAGACGCAGGCAACAGGTGAGATAAGTCAATTGGCCGAACGCAACACTTGACTATAAACATAGACCGTTCACTGCAAGGTGACTATACGAGTTTACTATGTGTTAGGTCCATCCTATGCATCCATAGTCTCGGCAAATCCTTGCCTCCTCATCTATATCTGCCTAACCTTAATACTTTAGTGAGGTAATCTACGGACTACCTAGCACCTGTAGGTACATGAAGCAGCCACAATTATACCTCCCAAGGAATTTGGCGACCACTTCCGGTTCATACAATCTTTCATGTACCTCACTAAGGCATTAAGAAAGGGGTATCTCATGCCGATACGTTATAAACTATTCAACTTTATCGTTAAACGTATGGGGTATCACATGTCCTTAAAGCAAGTGCCACACAAGCAGTTCATATTAACAAAAATTACCGGAATGAAAGACTAATGACACGTTCTAAATTAACCCACCTAAATATTCTATCGAGAGAATTTAAGGAATCAATACAAGTTATGTCACTAGACGAATTACATACCACAGAAGAACGATACCTAAAACTAAAGAAGTTTGACGAAGCTTCTTATGTTAACAGGATTATTGTATTAAAAAAGGCGAATATGGGCGTTAGGTACGCGGGGAGTAGTAAATGAAACCAACTTTAAAGCTAATATTTTGGCCACTTATATTTATCGCTTGGTCTTTTCATAGACTGATTATGGTTTCTTATGTAAATTCGCCAGATTTCTTTGAGTATTGGGAGGAGCTATGACTGATTCCCAAACCCTACAAAAAGCCATAGGGATTGCTATTGAGAATGGGTGGAAAGGTTATTGGGGGGATACTCCAGTAAAGCTTGAGTCGACCACTAGTACGTTTGATGCAATTAGCGGAATGCCGACAGTTTCGATTCATATTCTACATAAGGACAGAGTATTTGGCTATGGTGGCATCCCAATTTTCAATGTGATATATAATCACGACTTCGCAAAGGCTTTATGGGGAGAAGATGATGTTTGCAATTACTGTGGTACAAACAAACATGATGCCTACTGCGAGAGACAGGGAAATTGCCAAGCATGGGAATACCACCTACAAAACATGGTTATCTCACCCGACCCAATTGCATATCTAAGAGATCACATGGAGGAGAAATAATGGCAACATCTCAATCAACTCACCATTGCATCCTATGTAAGTCTTGTAATACAGCATGCCCACTTTGTAAGACATGTAGTTGTAACGACATTAAAGAATTGTATGGGGAGAAGGAATGAAAGTATTTATATCAATGGGCATGAGATCAAAGGGCGCAGCGCAGGTTCGGTCCGAGATGCAAAAGGTTTTCTCATACATCAAAGATCGGCTACCAGATGCCGAACTGATTGATAGTGTAATTGATGACGCAGACATAGATATTGCACACAACGGCGACTCGACTGGAATCTACTACCTTGGTGAATCTCTGAAGATGCTAGCTAGTGCTGATATCGTCTTCTTCGCTCCAGGCTGGGAAGAATTTAGGGGATGCTCAATAGAACGTAGAGTAGCCAGAGACTACAACAAGTTTTGTGTAGAGATGGAGGAAGAATGAAGTACCAGCCATCTGAAGACATCACTGACGTATTTACTCCAAGCGGCATTGCAAAACTAAAGCGCGGCCAACTGCTTCGATTTGAGTACGAAGGTTCTATCAATGAGTTTATTATCACATACCTAAATCGAAAGACCCCTCGTGTCATGGCGCGCAGAACTAATACATACACACCAGATCAAGTGGAGATTGTGGACAATGCCAAAAGTACCTGAAGGTAAGCTAACCATAAAGCAAAAGAAGTACGTTAAGGCGTATATTGCTAATGATGGGAATGGTCAAGAAGCTGCCAAGCAGGTATACAACGTAAGCTCTGACGCTGCTGCTGCTGTAATTAGTAGCCAAAACTTAAATAAGGTTAATGTCAAGGAGGCTATAGAGTTAGCACTTGAGAAGCACGGTATAACAATGGAGAAAGCTGTTGCACCTATAGCAGACGGTCTACAAGCAGTTAGCTATCGTACATCGGATGTTAAAGATGGCAATCGCGAATCAGAAGCTATTCCAGACCACACCACACGACTTAAAGCATCTGGTATGGCATTGAAGCTACTGGGGGCTGAGAAGGCAGCGTCAGACATACCACAAGGAAATCAATTTATACAGGTGAATAACAACTATGGCGACCGATACAAAGACTAGTCCCTACGAAAAAGCCGCCCTATTTATTGAAGAGCAGCTAACTATCATTGACAAAAATGGTAACGAAATACCCTTTGTTCTAAATGACATGCAGCGCAAGTTTGTAGAAGAGGCTACAGGCAAAGACCTTATCCTAAAAGGGCGACAGATGGGCTTTTCATCATTCATATTAGGAGCATTTACTAAAGACTTTATTTTTAAAGAGAACAGCTTATCTGTGGTTATTGCCGACATAGCGGACAACGCCCAAGACCTCTTGGCACGCGTTAAGCACTATATCCGCGCCTTTGAAGAGAAAAACAATACTAAAGTCCCACTTAAATACAACTCGAAGTACGAGCTACAAAATGCCTTTAACAACGCCCGTTACATTATTGGTACGGCTGAAAATACAGAGTTTGGACGTTCTAAGACTATCACCAACCTCCATATGTCCGAGGCAGCTTTTTACAAGCATTTCAGGAAGCTACAGGCATCGGCTGGTACAGCACTCACGCCAACAGGACGATTTGTTATTGAAACCACGGCTAATGGCTTTAATGAGTACAAAGAGTTTTGGGACGATTCAACCCTAGGCAACACAGACTTTACGCCGCACTTCTATACATCGCATGGGTTTTACCCCAAAGAATACATGGACAGTGAACGCAAGCGATTAGGTCGTCTATTCGACCAAGAGCACCCAGAAACTCCAGAGATAGCGTTTATTACGAGTGGTGAGCTGTATTTTGATACTGATTCGCTAAGAGAATTACTAAAGGGAACGCGGGAGCCGATGACAGTATGAGTGGAAAATACGGTAATAAAAATGCTCTTGGGACAATAAGAGCGAAGGGCGAAGAATCTCCAAACTGGAAAGGTGGTTGGATAGCGAAAAACGGGTATAGGTACGCTAACGTATACACATATGGTAAACACAGACAAATGCCACTACACAGGCATTTGATGGAAGAAAAGCTTGGTCGAGAGTTAGGAAACAACGAACATATAGACCATATAAACGGTGATAAACTCGATAATCGTTTAGAAAATTTGCGAGTCACTGACATTAAGGGTAATTGCCATTATTACTGGGGAATTACGGAAGATGATGAGAAAACAGTGCTGGCTAGGCTAAGTGAGGGTATGACATATAGGCAGTGTATTGAAGGTACAAATATAAAGAGTATTGCAACCGTATTAAGAATAAAGAGGTCTTATGGCTTGGCGTAAGTACAGACCCTACGAAAAAGATGAGTTCTACGTCGTTGGAGCAGATACAGCATGGGGCGGTACAGACTATTGTGCGGCGCAGTTCCTCTGCAAAACAAAGCTAGACATACCAACAGTATTCCACTCAAAAGTATTAGCAAGCGAGATGACACCACTCATTCACGCAGAATTGGAGAGAATATATGACGAAACAGGGGTCAAGCCTGTGGTTGCGTTTGAAAGGAATAATGGAGGAGTTGCTGAGATCGAGCGGCTCGCAACACTTAACCGTAGTGGCAAATATATCATCTACACCGAAAAGACTAATATCGCAACTACAGAATCTACAGGCGAATCCATCAAGCTTGGATGGACTACAAGTTCTGCATCTCGACCTACTATGCTCAGTATGCTCAAAGAAATGGTTGACGGAAAGCTTGTACGTATATACGACAAACCAACGATTACCGAAATGTTCTCATTTATCGTTTCCCAAACCTCAAGCAGCTGGAAAGCTCAAGCAGAACAAGGAGCACATGACGACCTAATTATGGCATTGGCTATAGCTTGGCAGCTATATCAAACAGAACAAGCGCCAACCAAACAAACACATCAAACTACCTACAAACCACTTAACTTCATGACACAGTAAAGGGCATTTATGGCAGAAATTGACTACGGCAAAAAAATCATCACAGAATCGTATTTTGGTGGTAAGAAGAAAGAAAAGATAGAGTACCAGATACCCATGATTGTGAACACAAAGGCGATGGCATTAGGCGAAGTGATAAAGAGCTTCGACCTCATAACGAATAAAACTACCCATAAACTAACAATCACCATTGAAGCTGACCCACGCACCCATGAATTTAAGATGGTTACAAAACAATACTCATCAAACGAAAATTGATATTTTATTATACTTGTGGTAATATAGGGATAGAAAAACATGCCCCGACGAGGATTGTTTCTAAAAGGACAATCCTCGAATGGCATATCTCGAACTATCTGAATTACAGGACGCGTACTTTGAGGCTACGCGAGCTGCTACTGATTGGTACGCTCCGTTTACAGAATACGAACGCATAGCCGGTAACAAGATTTCTAAATTACTTGGCGCAAATATGCCGAGAGTAAATGATGGATCACTTGCTGCATCTCTTCTTGAAACACCAATGCAGGTGCTACCAAGCATGCAGACGGGTAAATTCACGTCAACTACTTCTAAAGATGCGTGGAAAAATGAGATTGCTAATATTATTTGGCGTACCAAAATACTTAAGGGCGCTAATACACAGGCATCTTTCTTCGATAAAGAGCAAATTGTACTGTACCGCGCACTAAAATACGGTGTTCAGTGGCGTTATAACTTCTTTGTATCAAACGAACGATATACCGGCTCAGACTGGTCTATTCCGTATGTAAAGAATGTAAAGCTTGAACCGGGTAAATACTCCATTGATGACTGTGATTATGTGTTCATGGACATCTATTACACCAAGCTACAGCTAAAAGATATTCTCAAGGGCTTGAGCAAGAACAATGAGAGTGGCTGGAATAAAAAGGCTCTCGAAAAGCTTGTAAACATGGCCGTACCTTCAAAAGAAATTGACGACCTGCCATCTGCTGAAAAAGAGAAAGCAGTAAATTCAAGTGGCATTAAGACCACAGTCTGCTTCCACAGGGGTATTGGTGCTCCATTCTACTTATTTTCAAAACACCTTGAAAAAGAAGAAATATTACGTGAATGGAAGAACCCTGACCCAACAGGTGATCTACCCCTAACAGCGCAATATTGCTACGAGACCCTTGAGTCACCGGTCGGCATTGGTCGAGTAGAGCTAGCTGGCCCAACACAGAACGTACTAGACTACATGACACAAGCACACGTTCTTGCTACTCAACTTGGCCTACAGCCACCCAAGAAAGCTAAAGGAAACCTAGATACTGCTGATCTAGGGTCTATTGTTAATGCTCCAGATGCGCTATGGAAAACAGGTCAAGCTGATGTTGAGGTAGTACAAAACACCAACTCTGTGTACTCTCAATTCCCTGCAAACTTCGGACTATATAAGGCACAGCTCCAAAACTTACAAGGTCGTACAGACGGGTCGGTAAGTGCTCAGTCAGGCGATCCTGGTTTCTCTAAAACACAAGCAGGCGTGCAAATGCAAGAGACTCGAACAAACTCTCAGGACAATTACCTTCGTAATAAGGCCGATACAGCTAGCGCAAAAATGGCACAAAAAATGATGAATGTTCACATGGCACAGATGACAGGTGCGGATATTCTTGATGTTGTCAAAGAAGACGTAGAAAGATTAGAGAAGTCAGGGTTCTTCGATAATAATCCGTTGACACCAGAGCCCTCACTAAACGAAATACCAATCAGGTACGAAGAACTAAAAGAAACCTACGAATTTGAATATGACCCAAGACCAGAGGCAGACGAAGATGAGAAATCACGATGGCTTGAACTTATAGACATCGCTACATCTAATCCCAATGTTATACCAGCCTTGCAAGCGAGTGGCTATAGCTTTGACCTTGGAGAAGCATTTAAGAAGGTAATCAGTGCATCTGGTGCGGAAAATTGGGAAAAGGTGTTAGTCAAGCTAGAGCCAGAACAGGGAGCGCAAACTATTGATCCAGTCACAGGTCAGCCAATCCCTCCAGATATGCCTCAAGAACTCCCGCAAGAGCAAGCAATGGATATGGGCGCTGAAATGCCTGTTGAAGCAGAAGAGCAGATACCACAAGAAATACAAGATGTTATGGATATGTACGGTGTAGCTCCTGATGTAGCAATGGCAGTACTTGAAGCACGAAACAGAGGCTTTGATGAGGCCGAGATAGTAGATTTTCTTAATACACAAGGAGCAATCTAATGGATGATTCTGCAATGTACACAGGTGTTGACTCACCAGTAGGTATGTTCGACAACGAACAAGTATCTCAAGAAGTAGCCGAGCTTGCTAAAGAACAAGACCGACTATTAAAGGAATTGACCCCTCAACTTGAAAAGATAGTCGAAATGTTAGATAAGGAACGCCAAATAATCATTGACTATATCACTACTTATGTAGACACAACGAAAGATGACGACCCACTGCTCCGTGCAGAACTAAAGGCGGCAGCTATGTATCGAAAGTATCTTGATGATCTAAAAACAAAGTTTAGCCTTAACCTTAACCAGACAAAAGGAAAGTGATGGAAGAAGAAGTCATACCAACACCTGAGCATACCGTAGACATCGACAGCCTTGATACGTCCGCCGAGATTGCTTCGCTACATCAAGAGGGCAACTACCTCATTGGCCGAACAAACAAGGGTATTGATTTTAGACAACACATTCCTCAAGGCAAAATGCTGACAAAAGACAAAGGAGGTGACTGGAAAATTGTAGACATGGTGGTTATGTAGAGGGCTGTTAGCCTTTAGCATTGCTACCCTGGCAATCGAGCGCTCACGTTACGAGTAGAGGTTCGCGACCTACCTAATAGCAGATTTAACAGGAGAAATATATGGAAGACAATCAGTCTCCCGTCGTTAATGACGACGTACCAGCATCAGATGACGTTTTGTCAATTCTAAATGACACAGAAGACGCGCCAACAGAGAATGTTGAAACGGTCGAAGAAACATTGGAAGAGCAAGAGGTTGATGAGGCTGAGAGCCCTACCGAGGGCGAGGTTTCAGAGGAAGAGTCAGAGGAGTTGCAAGCCAATGACGACCCCAAAGAAGAAGCTCGAAGATGGTACGAAGAACGGCAGAAAGCTAAGGCCGATCAAGCCGCGAAAGCACAGCAAGCTAGCGAAGATTATATCAATCAGGTTGACGATGAGACCGAGCAGCGTATACGTACGATAGAAGCTCGTGAATACGTCAGAACTGTTGAGAATAACCTCAGTACGCTTGTAAATGAGTTTGAGCGCGTAAAAGCAAACCCCGATCTTCAAATCTTTAATCCAGACAATAAAGACACCTTTAACGAACGCGCCTACAACAAAGCCATACGTGACTACAACGCTGGCTACCTAGGATACGACGAGAACGGCAGTCTTATTCAGATTAAAGGCTCACTATATGAACATTTAACGGAGACAGCAGATCTACTCAAGGATGCGGTCAACGACGGGGCAGTTCAGCAAGTGAGAGCCACGAAGAAAATGCGTGCAAACGCAGACACAAAACCAGCAGCTCCACCTAAAGAAGCTCAGAAAGACCAAATTCTCGACATTCTCTCCTCCGACTAAAAGGACTAGAAAATGGCACAAAACTACGCAGCAGCGCACCTTAATGCCGTTGACGAACGAGTTTACCTTGAATCGTTGACAATGGGTGTGTTCGACTCAAAAGATGTACGCCTAGACTTTAACGGTCGTAACAGCGTTACTATCTACAACGTAAACACTGTTGCCGAGAGCGACTATGTACGAGATGGCTTTAGCCGTTTCGGTAACCTAGTTGAACTTGGTACTGGTACACAGACGATGACTCTTTCACAAGACAAATCGTTCAACTTCTCAATCGACCGCGGTAACTATGCAGATAGCCAAATGGTTACTGAAGCCGCAAAGGCAGTAAAACGCCAAGTACGTGAAGTATCTGTACCTGCAACTGATGTTTACAACCTTGGTGTATTGACAGCTTACGCTATCGCTAACACTCAAGGATCAATCGGTTCTACAGCAGTATCTAACACTACAGCTTACAGCCTTATTCTTGCACAACAAGCAGCTCTAACTGAGCTTAAGTACAGCAAGAAAGGTCGTACTCTATGGGTTACCCCTACTGTGTTGAACCTCCTAAAGCGAGACCCAGAGTTCAAGCTTGACTGTGACTTCGCTTACCGTGACGGTAAAGAAGGAACTGTAGGTATGGTAGATGGTCTAACTATCAAAGAAGTACCCTCATCATACATGGTCGCTAAATTTGAATTCATGATTACTTGTGAAGGCGTTGCCGTCGCAGTAAACAAATTCAACATGGTTCGCACCCTTGACAACGACAAGGATGTTGACGGTTGGATCTGTCAGGGTCGCCGATACCACGACATGTTTGTCCTAGGACAAAAGGGTACCGGTATTCGCATCAAGACATCACCGTAATAACCTAACATCCCACTGATAGAGAGTGGAGAATGGAGACTAATAATGTTTGAAAGACAAGAAGGTAGCAAAAACCAGAGCGGTTGGTATGAGCACAAAGAAACAGGAAACTTCGTTGAACTAATTGACGATCCTGATCTAGGTACTCCTCTAACAAACGCATACGTGAACGTCGGATATGTCTATGTAGGTAAGGAAGACCCTCGCAAAAAGGTAGAAGCTGAGACTCCTGTTCAAGAAGACAAAAAGGTTTCTAAAAAATAACTAATAGATAAAAGGATTTAAGATATGGCTAACTTGACCGATGGTCGCGCTTACGTAGACGTAAGCACAAACAAGACCCTAACAGCAGCCGACTCAGGCATCGTTCAAAACGTAGTTGCAGACGGTATCACAATCACCCTTCCAGCGACACTTGCTTCAACCTTCACCATCCGTAATGGTGGTGCAAAGCCAAGCGGTGCAGCTAACGGCGCTGTAGCGAGTGGTTCTGTTCTCGTGACAGTCGCTCCTAACGCAGCAGACGGTTTCACTGGCAACGGTTTCACAGCAACAGTAAACAAGGCGGCTTTAAATACTAAAGCAACTTCACTTGTAGGTGACGAAATTCGCGTTCGTGGAACCGGTACAACTGGTGTAACTGGTTGGATTATTGAACACGTACGCGGTACGTGGGCTCGCCAAGCCTAATAACTGGATAAATCGTAGCGGGGCAGTAGCCAACGATGATAGGGCATATAGCATGACTATCAAGGCGTGGCTCCGCTACACCAAGGAATACTATGGATAAAAGAGCAGGTTTACGACAGTTCTACCAAACTCAAAGCGAGCAAGCACAGGCAGAAAAGCGATTTAATGATCGCTCAAAGCAACTTGCCTCACTTGAGAATACAACAATACAGGCGATGAACGCCCTTATTTCATTTTTAGACGGAAAAACCACCAAAACTGAGGTTGTGAATCAACTAAAAAGCATTTCTACGCCAGACGTAGATAAAGTTGTAGAAGCCGTGACAAAGCTCGACAATAATATTACTGCTAATAGGATTGACTTAAAGCCACTTGAGCAGGTCTTAGCAGCAATTCGACGAGAGGTATCACTGATACCAAAGACTCACGCCAAGGCACCAGAAAAGCTTGATAGCATCAAGGTCAACAACCTATCAGATGTAAAGTTTGACACATCTGTACTTGAAAAGGCGATAAAGAACCTAGAACTTAACCCAAAGATATCTGTACAGTCACCCACGGTCAATGTTGAAAAACCGGACTTGAAACCCATTCAGGACCTAATGCTTGATCTGCTCAAAGCAGTAAGAGGCATTGAGATACCGGAGATACCAAAGATCGATATTCCCAAAACTGACCTATCTAAGGTAGAGAAGAAGCTTGATGACGCAAACAAGCATCTGAAAGACCTGGTTGAGAAACCAACCGGCGGAGGAGGGGGCGGAGGAAACGGCACACCATACCTTAATAGTCAAGGCAAGGCAACATACCTACAGCTTGACGAGGGCGGATTACCGACTACAACTCTGGCACAAACTGTTCGTATTGACGATACGGCAACACCAATTATTTATATTGGCAAAGCAACTATAGGCACGGCAACTTCTAGTGGTTCTTGGCAAATATCCAGACTCGACACCAGTTCAGGTCTTATTAAGACATGGGCTGATGGCGATTCTGCATACAACAACGTGTGGGACAATCGCGCCGCACTAACTTATTTATAAGGAGCAAAAAATGGCAGCAGGAAACTGGCAATTTACAAACACAATGAGGACGAGCCTATCAACAGGCACATTCCTCGACGCAGATAGCTACAAAATAGCACTATTTTTATCAACTTCTAACATTGGCGCAGCTAGCACTACCTATGCTGGACTTACCAACGAGCATGCAAACGCCAACGGTTACACAACTGGTGGTAACTCAGTAACACTAAGTCGTTCAGGCACAACTACTGTGACATTCGACACTACAGACCCTGCGGTTTGGACTGCCTCTGGTGGCTCAATCGTGGCTCGTTATGCAGTGCTATACGAAGTCGGCGGTAACGTAGTGGCTTACTGCCTACTTGACTCAACACCAGCAGACGTAACCGTAACATCAGGTAATACTCTAACAATCACGATAAACGCTTCTGGCGTATTCACTTTAAGCTAGGAGGTTGTAATGGCTATTACTACACTAGACGGTGCAATAGCAGGTATGCAGTATCCACGTACATTTGCGAAAGCAGTCACAGGTACGATGGTCGCTGGTCGCCCACACTCGCTGTTTTACCTCGCTGGTATACCAGGAGCAGCAGTGGCACCAACACCAGGGCTTGCGGGGGCAGCGTTAACGACTTATGCAGGGCAAATTCCTTTTACTAACCCAGTCTCGGGAAATACCTACTTGGCAAGATTCCAGGGACAGGCAACCATCGCAGGTACTTTAGTTCTTGCAGATAGGCTTTGGCATAACTCTGGGTTAGTAGTCACGACCACTACAGCTCAGACGGTAAACTCTGCGGCATGGCCAGCACGTGATGTTAATGCCTCAACTAACGGAGATGGCGTTCGTATCGGGCTCGAGGTTTCTACGGCGACTGGAGCTGGTGCGGCAACACCTTCTATCTCGTACACTGATCAGTCGGGTAACGCGGGCGCTACAGGATCTATGGAAGTAGCGTATGCTGCATCATCTGTAGCGGGTACATTCTATCCATTCACACTAGCTGCAGGAGACACTGGGGTTCGTTCGATCCAAACATGTACCCTGGGTGTATCTATGACATCTGGCACGATTCACCTAGTAGCCTATAGAGAGTTAGCTCGGCTAGAACTCACCGCAGCAAACATCCCGAACGCTATAGACTCTCTGACCTCTGGCTTTCCTCAACTATACAACGACAGCGTGCCGTTCATTTTCTTCATCCCGTCAACAACAACTACATCGAACATAAGTGGTAGCGTAGTCTACACGCAAGGATAGTAAATGGCGGCTGGACGTGGTGATTACCCGTTCAAATCTGCCTGGGCTTTAAGACGGCAGAATAGTGGACGACGGTCGTCCACTCAGTTTCTAGTACCCCAGCAAGTATATGGTGACAAAGACACTACTGAGAAAACTGTGTGGGTTGAGTGGTGGTTCCAGGCTGCTACGAGCGGTACAACACTTACTCCAGGCATAGCCACTCTTACGCTTACAGCACAGATCCCAACGGTAACAGTATCTAATAACATATCTGTCACCCCAGGCATTGCGACACTCACACTAACAGCTCAGACCCCCACAGTTCGGGTTGGCACAGTTCTTACACCTGGGATAGCAACCCTTACTCTAACGGCATTTACGCCGACAGTTACCGTCAGCTTGGGAACCGTACTGACTCCTGGCGCAGCCTCACTTACACTTACTGCTCAGACTCCTACCGTGACTGTAGGGACTGCTCTGACTCCTGGGGTTGCTACCTTAACACTTACAGCATTTGCTCCAACAGTCAGAATTGACCATTTCCTTACCCCTGGAGTCACGGGGCTTATATTAACAGCTCAAACGCCAACGGTTACAGTAACAGACAACAAGTTTCTTACTCCTGGTATTGGAACACTTACCCTAACGTCATTCGCTCCTGGGGTAGCTGTATCTTCAAACTCAGCACTTGTACCTGGAACTGCAACGCTTTCGCTTACATCGTTTGCCCCTACCGTCACGGCTACAAACAATGTGTTTGTGACACTTGGAACCGCGAGTATGACAATAACAAGATACACGCCGACAGTTACCATTTCAGGAGCCACAGCCACGAGAAGCTATTACATAGACTCAGACGCAAATGTTTACTGGGTAATCAGCCAGACACTAGGACTTGTCGAGAAGGTATAGGTTATTAGTAGCTACTGTAGTTAGACTCGGGAGGATCAAATTTTGTAATCTTCATCTGGTATGTATCACTCTCGGTGCTGGTACATGCAAACAGTACATTTATTTCTGACACAATGCAGTTATTAAACTCTGCATATCCCCCATTTGGCCAACTAAACTCAAGAATCTCGTAGTAGGATTTTGTAAAGAACCCGTATTTTCTGTCTGTATGTTTTGTAACATTAGCTTCGAGTTCATAATTTTTAACAGATGAGGTATCAGGGTGCACATTAACGGTAGCGAACTCGTCGGATTGAGAGCCCGTAAAGTAACTGACACCAATAAGCCACGCAACCAAACCTATTCCCACATACTGTAGCGCTTCCTTCATGGTTAGATTTTAGCACACTTCCAAACAGTACACATCTGTGGTACAATAAGAGTATCAGAAGCTGCCCTATCATGGGTGCAGACGTAGAGCTACCTCGCCGAAGATGCTCCCGCCTTTGCTCCGACGCGAATAAGACGGACATAAATTAACAAATTTATGTCTGTTTTTTATGCAGACAAGGACTTTAACAAAGAGGGATTATAAAAACTGGCGTATTGACAAACGCCTCTTAAAGTGGTAAACTCTAGGTATGAAAAAGATGCTGGTGTTTATCATAGTGTCAGTTGTCGTAGCTAGTCTAGGATATACCATTGGTACACTTGCATTCAAGAGACCTGCAAAGGATGCTCAAGTAACTCCCGCAGCAAAGGTCGAGCAACCAAAAAAGCTATCAAAATACGAGACTGGTCCGCCTGATGCTCAAGAAATACTTGAACTTGTAAATGCAGAGCGCACAAAGGCGGGTGTTGCACCTTTGGTGAGTGACGAGCGGCTTGTAGCTACCGCCAAAATGAAAGCCGATGATATGGCTAATGGTCACTATTTCGCACACTCAAACCCAACAACAGGTTATCACGGGTATCAGTATGTATTTGATAACTATCCGGGAATGTGTAACCATGCTGGTGAAAATATTGAAGGTGGGTCTTTGACATCTCAAAACTCAATTGATAAATGGATGAAGAGTAAACCACATAGAGAAGCCATACTTGACCCAAGGAACGTTTTAACTGGAATTAGCGTAAGTGCCGACGAGAATAACTACCACCTATCTGTAGAGCACTTTTGCACAGCTAATTAATTCAACCTAAATAAATAATCCCTCTCTTGTTTAGAAAGGGATTATTTATATGGCAGGACTTAACCTCAACGGAAGTGGTGTTTATTGGTTTGGACAAGACGGTAACGTGTATGTTAATGGTGACAATACAAACGGTGTGCAGTCAACAAGTAAAGCAGTCTACGATTCTTGGCAGTCATCAGCAAACAATCCATTTGGAAAAGGTTTTAAGCAAGTTGAAGACCCAAATACCGGCTATGAAAGCGGAGCATCTACAGGTGGAGGCGGTTATGCAGGCCCTACTGCAGCCGACGAACGAGTTTATTACGACGATCAAATAGCTAATATCAACCGACTCCTAGGTGTTGTCGGTGCACAAAGAGATGCCGGTCTAGATAGGCTCAACCGATCATTTGCAGATCAGGGTGCTCGCCTGGGCGAGCAAGAAACAAAGGCAATGGCTGGGTATGACCAGCAAAGTCTTGAAAATTCTCAAGATAAGCAGCGTGGCGTGGAATCAGTAGATCAATTTGCAAGCAATTCTTACAAGAGTTTGCAAGGTATTCTTCGTGGCGCAAACTCGGGTAATTCATCAGTAGCTCGCGAGCTTGTTCCGTATCTTGTTTCTAAAGGAGCTGGAACACGCCGTCAGGGCGTATTTGATCAAGCTGGTAAAAACGAGCAGTCGATTGTCTCAGCCAGAGGTGATGCAGAAGACCAATTTCGCTATTCTCGTGAAGATTTAGAAAATCAACGTAAAGAACAAGAGCAGTCATTCCGTACAGGAATACTAAACAAAGAGTCAGACCTATTAAGTCAACGAGGATCACTTGAAACCGCCCGCGCACAAGCTACTGGTGCAGGATACGCTGCGGCTAGAGACGCTGCAGCAGCCTCACAAGCGGGATTAGCAGAAAGGCAGAACCAGCTTGCTGCACTATTCGGACAATTTGCTCCAACATTTAATGCACGAGCCACTAACCTAAAGACACCCGAACTGGGTAGGTTTACTGTTGACCCAGCAAAAATATCTGCTAGCTCAAATCTACCAACTGAAAGCAGCTACTACTTAACGCAGCTACGCAAAAAAGAACAAGGATTACTTTAAGCGAAAGGTGAAGGCGTGAACTATGTTCGACCTTGGAAAATTCCTGAAAGCGTCTTTTGCTCAAGTTAATCCATTTGACAACGGTGCAGACTGGAACTCGGTATATAATCAACCAAAGCGAAGCCCTCAGACGAGCGGGTCTAGCCCACTTAATGTAAGGCAAGCACAAAGCCAAGCACCAACAGTTACAGGCGCACCGCCAACGCGCCAAGAACCAAACTGGTTTCAGAAGAACGTCATTGATCCAACTGTCGAGGCGGGGAACAAGACACTAAATACCGCTATGATACCCATACGCGGCATTGCAAGCATGCCCGCTATTGCATCAGATCAACTGTTCAACGGGGGTAAAAATACTTCTTCTCTAGTAAACTCTGCTAATCGTGATATGGATGCTATGATAAAAAAATCATGGGTCTCTCCAGAGGTTGCAAGCGGCAAGGCTACACCATTACAGTTCGGCGCTGAGTTTACAAGAACAGGTGCAGAGCTAGCGCCGTATTTTGTTGCGGGTGGTACAGGAAAACTAGCCGCACCCCTAGGTAATAAAGTTACCTCTGCTGTAATTGGTAAGGGAGGAACTAATCTAGCTGGTGCGTTAGCGGGTAAAGCGATGGTAGCAGCAACAGATGCATCAATAGCTATACCAACCTTTGCGGCTATTGATGCCCTACGACAAGGTGCAACTGCCATACAGAACGGGGGTCAAACGGGATTTGATCCTACACAAGCAATCCAAACTGGGGTTCTATCAGGCGTAATGGCAGGAGGAGGAAGAGTTGTCGGTGATACAGCTAACTTTGGTATGAAGAAAGTTGGTGCAGCAGTAAAGCATCCTGAAGTAGCTAAATTTGAACCAGAGTACGAACAGCTTACGGCACAACTCAAAGCTACCACCGACCCTATAACTCGACGTGAGGTTGCTCAGGCTATTGTAGAGAATCGACGGCAAAGGCTAGCTACACAGCGTCAGATTGAGGGATTTAACGCCGGGAAACCACCACAAGATGTAGCTCAGGCAAGAAGTCAAAATGTCGCACCCATCAAGGTACTCGCTAAAGGAGGAGGTAAGCAAGTACCCGTTCGTCAACTAACTAGAGAAGGTGATATTGTAACTGCCACAAACGTGAATAAAAACTTAAAGGGAGTATACGAAAAGCGTTTTTCGGTTGGTGACGATGGCGAATTGATGCCAGACAGAAAAGGCGCAACATCTGTTTTTACAGATAGTGATGGTCGTGTACAAAACATACGCATCGGCAATAAGGTTTATGGAAAAAAGGATTTTGGTGACCTATCGGATGTCAATGACTACGGTTCATCACTAGCTACCATGCGACGAAATGTGGAACGTGGATTTGGTAAGGAAACTAGCGAAAAACTCAACAACTTCCTTGTGGATCACCAACAAGGACAAGCTACCAAAATGGTTGAGCGAAAAGTTGCCCTAAACACCAGCCTGAAGCAAGTAGCTAATGAACTTGGCATAAACTTTCAGACACGCACCGGCAAGGCCAAAAAGGTATCTGCTGCAATTCAAGATTATGGTGAGGGTGCAAAAACGAAGGCAGAGCTTGTAAAAGAATTCGGTCAAGAGCAAGCGCAAAAGATTGTTGCTGCGGACAAATGGTTTAGAAAGCAGTATGACACACTTCTTGACGAGGCGAACACCACACTTAAACAGTTTGGGTATGACCCAATTCCTAAACGTAAGAACTACTACACACACTTCCAAGATGAAAGCGTTTGGAAGAAGTTTGGTCTTAAGATGGATGAAATACGTAACATGCTCGGCGACCCTACCATGCAAGATGCTATACCAGATGGCGTACGGGGGAAGATAAGCAATAAGCTTGCTGGACAGAGTGAGTTTACGCAACCAGGTAAGAAGTTTAACCGATTCGCACTCCAGCGAAAAGGTGAGGCACATACATCAGATGCTTTTCAAGCTTTTGAAAGGTATATGGAACCAACCCTCAATAACATCTATATGACCCCTAGCATTTCTCGTGCAAGGGTGATTTCTCGTGCTATTGCTCAAGACGCAGATATAGCCGGTAAGGACGCTAATAAAATACTCATACAAATGAAAGAGTGGGCTAATGACCTTGCTGGAAAATCTAATCGTTTCGATCGACCAATAGTAGACAGCAAGTGGGGCAACAGAGCAATACAAGCGTCTCAGTGGCTACAGAAGAAAGCGGGGCAGAATACAATTGTTGGAAACCTGTCTACTGCTGTAATGCAGCCTATCGTGTTAGCTCAAACTGCTGGTAAGTTTGGTTACAAGAATACAATGCTGGGCTTAATGAGGCAAGCCGGTAAGGAAACGCCAGAAATGGCTCAGTCAGGCTTCTTAAAGCGTAGGTATTCCGACCTTCATAAAGTGACCGAAAGCAAGATGGATAAGGCAAGAAGTATTGCTAATACCCCTCTTGAGGTAGTTGAAGAAACCGCCACACGCGCAACTTGGGACGCTGCATATCTAACAGCCAAAGATAAAGGATTGACTGGGAAAAATGCTATTAAGTGGGCTGATGCAGAAACCGAGAAAACAGTTGCGGGTCGTTCTATAGGTGAGAAACCTGAGATGTTCCGATCGAAAGCCGCTGGTGCTTTCAGTATGTATCAGCTTGAGGTTTCTAACTACTGGCAGCAATTCGGTAAAGAAATGACAAAAACACAAGCAGCTAAAACACTTGTTGCAGCATATGGGATAAACAGCTTGCTCGAAATTTCTACTGGGCGGCGTGTTGGATTTGACCCAATTAGCGCAGCCATAGATATGTACGACGAGACTCAAAAACAGGAGAAATCAAACACAGACAAGCTAATAAGCATTGGACAGCGTGGTTTGGGTGAAACCGTAGATAACTTACCGTTTGCAGGGCAATTAGCTACCTCTGTAATCGGCGATAAGAACTACAAGGAAATCCTCGGGCCAGATTCGCAAGGTGGTAGATTTGGTGTCTCCAGCCCTGTGTCTACGCTTGCTAGTAATCCAGAATACCTAGTGTTGCCTTTTGGTGGCTCACAGATGAAGAAAACCTTTGAGGGAGTAAACACCATCTCTCAAGGGAAGATGACGGACAAAAACGGTGAAACAACCGTTGACGTACCCAAGACTGCTCCGAATGCAGTTCGCGCCACGTTATTTGGGCCGAGTGCAATACCGGAAGTGAACCAATACTATAACAACCTCGGCAAGAAAAAAGTAGACCAAAAACAAGTCCAAAATCAGATTGTTTCAGAAGCGGGAACGATGAGTTTGCAAGGATTGAAAAAGAAACAACAAGAGGAACTGCAAACCCTACCTGAGTATGCCAGAAGTGCTAATCGCCAAGCGATGCTTGCGAAAAATGCAGAAGAGCGCAAAAAGAAACAGGCTGATACTGGTAAATCGCCTACATCAAAAACTGAAATAGGAAGCTCAACAAGTGCTGATAGCACATCCCTACTTAAAAAATACGAAAAGGTTAAAGACAGAGAAACTTGGTTCGAGAAGGAATACGGTGCTGAATACAAATATCTAAAAGCAAAGTATGAAAACGATAAGTCACTTGGAACGATTAGCGACGTTGAAGATATCAAGAGGAAAAGAGAGCTTGCCAAGGCCGAGGTTGGGTCTAAATATTCTAAAAAAGCCAGAGATCTCTATTCGTTAAACAAGTCGCAGATAGCATCTTACCTAGCAACCTCTAAGGATAAAGAACGACTGACTATTGAGCTGCTTTCATACGACAAAGAGCTAAAAAATGGCGAACTAATTTCGTACTTAAAGTTTAAGACTGGTATTCAAGCATCGGCAAAGAAAAAAGGACGCGTTGCTAGTAAGGGACGTAAGTCTGGTAAAGGTTCTAGGTTTAAAGTTCCATCAACAAATGTAGCCAACAAAGCATCCATTGATACGCTTGGTGAACTATCCCGCCTACTTACAGGCACAAAACCTAAAAATACAACTCCAAAACAAATCGCCAAAAAGGCAACAGTAAAGAAGATAATCGCATAGGAGGAGACATGGACGCACAAACACTCATAACTGAAATATACTACGCATACCGGGGCAAGGGTGCCACTCGTGTACCACCGTGGGGAAGTGAAAAATCAAACACAGCACTTGCTATTGCAAACCGAAAGAAGAACGAGTGGGCTAGAGATCCTAAGCAGCGGTGGGCTTCTAACTTTAGAAGCGACATTACCGCAGTAGACCAGCCTGGAAATGTTGCAACATCGGGGACAACACTTACAGGAACAGGCACGTACTTTACAGACTTTGCAGTCGGTGACAAGATTACTGTTTCCGGAGAAACTGTCCGGACTATACAAAGCATAACATCAGATACATTGCTTGACGTAACGGTTGCATTTTCAAACGTTGCTAATGGTAAAACATTTAAACGACGGCCGATTATAGCGCTCGGTGTGCAAGAATATGCCCTACACCGAAACTTCTTTGTGCCCTCAGACAGTGCGATAGTGCGTACTTCTATTCAGGATATTGAAGTAAAGTTTATATCTCCAGACCAGCGAGGTTTAAATCGCGTATACATTTCTGGGCGCGACCCTAAGATGTTGACGTTCTACTCCGACATTGAATCTGGTAGTCAGGGCATAGGCGGTGAGCTACTTGTCGCAGGGTATTACATACCGAGCGATCTTGTTGCCGCAACTGATCTTGTATCCGTTGATGACCCTAACTGGCTTGTATATGCAACGGCTTCTGAGCTGGCGAGGAACGACCCTGCAAAAGAGGACGAATTCCCCAACCTAATCGGCATGGCAAATCAGCTCTACCGATCAATGGTTGATGCAAATAACTATATCGGTTTTCAACAGGGGAACTCTACAGTACCTACAAACATTCCACAGATAAACCCGTTTAACGACTGGAGTGCGTAATGTTTGAAGCAGCTAGAAAACCAAAGCGAAGAAAAGCGATAGACATTACGCAAGGGTCTCCAAGGCAAAGGGGGTTTAAGCGTGGCTACCAAAGCTTTGTTTCTGACAGTCGAACACCACTTGATGCTCTAAACGACATGACTAATGTCACACTAGATCAAGATAACTTACCGCGTCCACGAGAATCACTTGTATTGTTTGGCGAACAACCCACTGGAACTATCCTAGGAGCTGGAACATTCATAAAAGTGGTTTCTGGCACTCCAGAGATGTGGGATATCTTCATGATGGTTTCTGGTGGCGTTGGAAAGATATGTGTTCGTAAAAACGGAGGAGCTCTTACCCCAGCAACCGGATCGAATTCTTTTAGTACATCGGCCATCACTACTTTTTGTCAATCGGGTAACAGGGTATACATATCTAACGGCTCTGACAAAATGAGTTACTACAATATCGCTACTGGTGCGGTTGTCACATATACTTCACTATCTACCCCTGCAACACCTACAGCAACTGGCACAGGATTAACGGGCACAAACTATACGTATTACTACCGTATAACCGCAAATAATGCTGTAGGCGAATCAGCAGCCTCAGTTGCTGATACAGAGCAAGTTAGCGCCTTGCGCGATACATGGACACCCGCATCGCAGTACATAACCGTGACGTGGAGCGCGGTTGCTGGTGCAACTTCATATAACATTTATGTAGGCACAGTTGCTGGGTCAGAGCAGTACCTTGCGAGTGTTACTGGCGTGACGTTTAAGGATGATGGAACTCTTCAACCAAATGCCTTTAAGTTAGCCCCTGCCGGTAACTCCACGGACGGCCCCATCCTTACCTACATGTGGAATAAGGACGGGCAACTATTTGGCGTTGGTGATATAAATAATCGTGACTACTTGTGGTATGATGGCGGATCTACTGCTGTTGGTGACTTTTCGCCGTTTAATGGAGGGGGTAATGTCGGCATTAATTCGGGGGGTGATACAGTACCAGAAGCTGTCAGAACCTTCAGAACGGGTAAGGGCGATCCTGCCGTAACAGTTCTGTCTCGTGGAATTGGTGGTATAGGCAAGATGCACCACGTCGTCTTTACAACAACCACGTTTGATAACAACGTCATCACTGTACCAAACGTCCAAGAGGCAAATGGACAGGGTGGTACTGTTTCGGCGCGCTCTGTACTAGAAATAAATAACTCCCTTGTATACCCAACGGGACAAGACTTTAAGAGTACTGGTACGGCTGCAAATGTGCAGAACATATTATCAACAAACTCGGTGAGTAATGACATCATTCCTGACGTTCAAAAACTTAACCTAAAAGCAATGCGAAACTCGTGTGGTGCTATATTTGAGGGCAAAGCCTACTGGTGTTTACCAGTGTCATCAAGTACTAATAATCAAATTTGGGTCAAGGACTATACCAGAGGCGGTATATGGATCATGCCTTGGATTATCTCGGCTAGTTTCATATGGGTAACTGAAAATAACGATACCGGGGATGTGAACCTATGTATATACAATGGAACGAACATACTTTCGTTCTCTCGTTCAGTTTTCACTCAAGACAATGGTGTGGCATTTAGAACCCGCGCAGCCCATGAGGGGGTAGTATGGTCGGATAGTGGCATGACAATGGGCGCGATCCAAACCCAGCGCTTTAAGTACCTATATCCAGCAGGAACTGTAAAAGCAAATTCATTTGGCCTTGATGAAGACGGTCAGACAGATACTCTCGCCACCGATACCTTTACGCAAAGCGCTTCGTTCACCGGTTGGAATCAACTAATATGGTCAGACGGTTCAATTCCGGCGCTTTGGTCGGATGATGTGGGTATGATCGACTTCACAACAAAGCAGGTACACGTAACTACACTCGAAATTGACGAGACACTTAACCAGGTTGGCTGGGAGGTTGTTACAGACGAAGCAAACTGTGACTACTTACTATCAACAGTTCATACGAAGGGCATTGAGATACCAAACTCGTACTACGGAGACTAGGGTAAGTTTTATGCAAAAATATGATATAATAAAAGTAAGAAAAGACATGCCTCGACGTAGATTGTCTCGTAAGGAGAAATCTAATGTCGGCATCAACTACAGATAAATTTAAAAAGGTAGGCGCGTCTACTGTTACTACTCTTGCCTCGCCAGGTAAGGCGCTTGGTGCTACTTCTATAAATGTTGGCTCAACCACCAACTACCCCACAGACACCGGTATCGTCATTGCAATAAGGGAGGTTGACTCAAATGGTGAACTGGTTGCTGGTACGTACACGGAGTGGTTTGCAACCGTTTCTTCGGCAACGAGCCTTGCAATAGACGCTGCTCCTGCATATGGAAGCGATAGGGTATATACAGCAGGATCAACAACACAAGTATATATACCCACCTCTGCAAAAGCTCAAAATGATTTAATAGACGGTATACTAGCTCAACATACGCAAACTGGTGGTCACAAAAGCATCACCACAGACACACTCACTGCATCTGGTAACGTAACAATAGCCGGTACACTCACAGTCGGTAATGCATCATCAACAGATGGCTGGAACATACTTGGTGTCGCACCAACTCTCCAATCCTCAAACGGCCAGCGAGAATTCGCAATTCGTTTTCCTGGCGTAGATTATACAGATCGCCTGCAAGAAGGTACAAAGCTAAAGATTCCACGAACGGTCACACCAGGTACACAATGCACTGCATTAAATGGCACAAACCAGTACTGGAGCAAGACAAGCCCTGCTGGCATGACGTTTACTGATGACTTTGCATGTGGAGCGTGGGTATATCTCGATAGTTACCCAGCAACGAGCGGCACTATAGAATCTCGATACAACGGCACTAGCGGTTTTATTTTTGATATCAACTCATCAGGTCAAGTACGTTTGCTCGCCTATAACAGTGGCGCCGGGAATGTTAGCTACGTACAGTCGTATCAGTCGGTTCCTCTGAAAACCTTTGTATATGTTTCTGCGCAACTTGATATGTCGACCTTTACAGCCACAACAACGACAAGCTACGTAATGATAGGTGGAGCTAACGCAGCCGCCTTAGTATCACGTGCTGGTACAAACCCCACTGCGCTCGTCCAAGCTGGAAACCTTGAGATTGGCTCACAAAATGGTGGAGCGCTGCCATTCCCCGGCTACATCAAGAACGCTTGGATATCTTCAGCCAAAGTATCGCAAGCTAACATTCAACAGTTCATGAATGCAGATATTACATCTGCTGTCATTGCTGCAAACAACATCGTTTCAGCCTTTAACTTTAACGGTAACGGCAACGACGCCAATACGACCAATGCCAACAACCTCACGGCGAACAACGGGGTCACGGCGACTAGCACTAATGTGAATTTCAAACCTACCGAGTACGTAATCGTTACCAAAGCCCCATCCTACTCGGGCGGGAATACTGATGTAACAGTCTTCAGTCCACAGGGTACTGGCATCCCGAACGAAACGCTTGGCACAGCAAGTTATGCATCCGTAGCGAGTCCCTATGGCTTTCCTATGGATAGGAACAAGTGGCGTATAAGCAATACATACATAGCTCGTTCAAATACTGCCGGGGGGACAGCAACCAACACCTATGTACAGATACCCGGAATAGAATTCAAGATCCCTACAGGTAGCTGGAAATATGGGGCCAGAACAAGTGGAATTGTAGTTGCATCAACTAGCGTGAACTTTGCTAGCTTTACGGCTTCACTGTCGACTAACACTACTAGTCTTAGTGTCGATGCGGTATCAGCTAGCTCCCCCAACACAAACAGCTCAAACGGTCAGTTATCTGCTCCTATCGTTATGGAGTCACCGCTTGTTACAACATCAATGACAACGTACTACTTCATCATGCGTAGTATTGCCGCCGGGGCTACACATACATTCTACATGCCACAGGAAAGCGGCAACCTCGATTATAAAGGCGAAATATATGCAGAAACGACGTACTTATAGCGCTATGGCAAGGGGGAACCAAAAATGAATAGCTCCTTCACCCTCGACCCACTCAACCTTGCAGTAGGCGGCATTGTTGGCTTCACGGCTGGACTTATCATTGGCTACGTCATATGGTCACGCCACAAGAACGAGATGATGATGCTCGGTGAACTTAAGTGGTCACAGCTCGTTGCATCACTGCTCGTCATGGTGTGCTTGCTCATCAAAGCGCCAGAGACTGTCACGATTGCCCTCATTGCTCTCATACCAGCTGAAGCCGTTGCCATAAGCCTGGCACGCAGGGGGGGCAAATAGCCATGTACAGCAGGTTTTTGCAGCTCATTCTCCACAGCACAGCTCTACGGTTGGTGATTGGGTTTGCAATCTGCTTCCCTATTGTGTTCGTCGTGTCATTCTCGTTTCATAACATTTTCGCCTACCTAACAGATCGCAGCGTCTACTTTGACTATGCCAATACAACCTGTCGGAGGGATGATGGCACGCTACAAGTCCGAGCGGTGGAATACGTTGGAATGGCAAGAGGAGCTAACGGGAGTATAGGTATCGAATTTGCCTCTTGCTCATGGTTTAAGCGCGCCCTCCCCGTTGACTTTCACGACCGCTTATTTTGTAGCCATGACGGAAAAGAATACACCCTTGTAAGTTGGCAAGATGAATCTCTCCCGGCTGCAAAAGTTGGCAAAGAGTACAAGCGTAAACGGTGGGTATACGCAAAGGAGTTCTATACCGACAAGACTTGCTACATCGACAGTAACGTAACCATGCACGAAAGCTTAGTGACGAAAGAGCAGCGCATGGTTAGTGAAGTGTTTATACCTAAAGGAAAGGGGTAATTGTGTCATACCAATACATTACTAATTTTGATAGCCCAAGCTATACGTCTGCGGCAGATACGCCACGTAACTACGGAATGGCTCGTGTTATAGAGGGGATAACTCTACATCACTGGGGCGATCCCAATAATAACCCACAATTCCAAGATGTTGTGAACTACTTATGTCGTCCCGGCGGCAATACGTCAGCACACTATGTTGCAACAGGGAATGGGCGCAGGGTTGCTTGCATAGTGAGTCCGGATGATACAGCGTGGCATTCAGGTAATGCCTGGGGGAATGCACGGACTATCGGTATTGAATGTGACCCGCGAGCCACTGATGAAGACGTAGATGTTATCGCTGAACTTGTTGCAGACATTCGCTCTGCCTATGGAGATGTACCTATCTATTGGCATTCATATTTCGTAGCAACGGCTTGTCCAGGCGCATACAAAGAACGAGGGTTAATCGAAAAGATTGATGAACTATCATACCGAAAGATTAGTCATGACCAATGGGGCGCTGTAACAAGTAAAGATCCAATCCCAACTCCGCCTCCAACTCCTAGCCCTACAGCCGTAAATGACCCGAATACTGGTATTCCTGTATCAGATAAGGCTAATTACGACGAAGAAACCAACAAGGTCGTAAAAGAAAATAATACTCTCCTAAAACAAATACTCGACCTCGTGAACAAGATACTAACCAAATTAACAGGAGTATTCAAATGACATTTTTAGCGTCGAAAGTATTCTGGGCTGATACAGCCGAACGTGCAATCAAAACGTTTGCACAAACAGCAATAGCCCTAATCACGGTAGCAGCACCAGCAACAGGTTCTGGGTTGTTGGAAATAAACTATTCCCCTGTTGTGTTAACAGGAATAGTCGCTGCTCTTATATCTGTGCTTATGTCTATTGCATCAGCCGGTACGGGCACTACAAACGGTGCTTCATTAGTAGTAGAGACAAAGGAAAAATAACATGGAATTCATGGATGAGGCTGAACGATTTGAAAACGGCGGTCTCATTCACGACTGCCTAGCCGCCCTAGTTGTAGTGAACCTGCAACGGGGCGTTTTTGATTTGGACGATGAGAATGATTAGACGAGACGTACATCACTTAGCGCATGATCGGCTATCGTGGGAATCACGACCAGAGGGCGCATATGTCAGAGGCGTGTTATTAGCAAAAGATATGGCACGTTCTGCCCATAATCTACTTCATGCCGAGACAGGAGCTGTACCAGTCCCGTTGTATCACTCACTTCAGTTTGTAGCCAACCGTTTACTACCAACTAGCAATATTTATACCGATGTTGATGAATACTGCCGCCTACTCGAGCAAGCAAATAAAAGAGCGAAGTGCGGGAGTATCGAAGTTGGCGTTAACCAACTATCTATAGAGGCATTACGCACACAAATACCATACCTATTAGACGGTCTACCGTCATCAAGGAGATCTATATGAGCGGTTTTACATCAGAGGGCTTTGAAAGCTTTCCCAACACTTACATGGACAACAAACACATCTCAGGAATATCAACAATGCCAGATAGCGTATTAGAGCGTAAGACATACGAATATGGCGCATTTCTGCAGCGTACCGACATTATGGACCGGGCACGAGCGATCGGCGATCGTATTTTAAACCACTTGCTATTTGAGCTTGCCTATCGAGATGGAATATATAACGAATTTTTGGAGGATTCATATGAGCGAGTTACCGAAACTACATCTTAGAGCAGGGGATTTTGAAATTGAGACTACACCAGAAGATGGAAGTTTGTATAGATACCTTGGAAAATTAGCATGTTACGACCATATATTTGTCCAAACAGACATAACCGAAAATGGTAAAACAGGTAACTATATATTTCTCAGAAACTCCGTTGCTGAAGAAGATATATATGCTATAACAAATTTCATGCTGACAAGGGGTTTTGAATGTCATCTTAATCTGCATGAGGTACTAGAGTGTGACGAAGAAGCCTTTTCAAATATGATTTCCCAACAAATAGGAGATTTCGATAGTTTCCCAGAGGAATGGGATGAGACCAGCGACTAAGGCCTGGATAGGGCTAGGAGCGTATGTTGCCGGTTATGACATCCTCGCGCCCAAAGGCGAGACGCTTAGTGAGGGTGTTGATAGAGCACTTGAACACCAGACATTCAGGTATGTAGCAATTATAGGGATAGGCGTTACCGCTGCACATCTTGCTAATCTCATACCAGAAAAATATGATCCGTTTCATAGAGCACTATCCTGGAGAGAAAATGGCTAAGATTCTTTTATATGATTTAGAGGTCTCCAGGGCGATTGTAGAGGGTTACTGGAATAAGTACGACTTCAACGTAGTAAAGACCGTCAGACCGCAAATTTTGATGTCCTACGCATATAAATGGCTTGGGGATAAGCGGATATTTTTTCGTTCAATACATAGCTATGACAACTATCACGATTTTGTTAAAAGTTTACGCGACGTTTTGGATGAATGTGACATTGCTATAGGTCATAATTTAAAGCAATTCGATGATAAGATGAGCAATCGGTTTATTATCGGCGAGGGGATTGACCCACCGTCACGGTATCGGCAAATTGATACCCTACAGGCTGCTCGGTCCAATTTCAAATTCCAATCCAATCGACTCGGTGAATTGGGTGAATATCTTGGACTAGGCGGTAAAGAAAAAATTACCTATGCGGATTTAGAAGATGATTTTTTGAATAATCCTACGTGGTCAGTTATCAAAAAGATGGAAAAATATAACAAGCGTGATGTAGAACTACTTGAAAAAGTCTACATAAAGCTTCGGCCTTGGATAAAGAACCATCCCAACCTTTCTGTTATGGGTAATGCCGAAGCGTGTCCGTTCTGCCAAAGCACAAGTATATCGTATAACGGAAACCGATACACAAATACTGGCGTATATCGTCGAGCAACTTGCAAGGATTGTAGAGCACCGTTTCATGGAAGGATAATAGAAAAAGAGCTGCAAAATAGACCAAACTTTGCAATATAATAACCCCTCCTCGTAGGAAAAGGGGCTATATGGCTAGTATATCATTCGCAGCCATCACAGATAGTCAAAAGAGCAGGATCAAGTGGTGCAAGCCCGGCACTAACACGTTGTTCATTTTCGACTGCCTGAGCGTTTTTTAACGCTTCATCAATAGCTTTTAGTTTTTCGTCCAGGGACATTGTATCGTTTATAAGAGAGTTTACGTTCATATATTTATTATGAAGCATGAACGGTATAGTTTTAAGTCTTGACATTATAAAAAAGACCCCGCAGTTGCCGGATCTTTATTTATTATTACCGCTACCCGATTTTGCTGGTACACACGGACGGCACGATACTGCTTGATGAGGCTTTTACGGGTTCAGTGTATCGACCATTCCCCAACCGTCTAACTTACCAGAGTCATGTACGGTTTGTACTCTAATTATACACCCCATTGACAAACGTAACAATCTTTGCTACTATTAGAGTATCAAATCTCGAACTTGATATGCCCCGCTGAGGCACTACAATAATCAGCACATTGCTTTTTATGCCTCTTGTCCTCGTTACGGACACGGGGCTTTTTTATTTGGATTAAGCCTGAGAACAATTTAACAAACAGGAGGGTAGCGGTGGAACGCGGTTACGTCAAATTATGGCGCTCAATCGATCAAAATGAGCTTCTGGAAAATGACAACAACGCTTTCATCGTCTTTACAAAACTTCTAACAAGAGTTAATCGGTTTACCGGAAGCTACACAACAGGCAGGAATAAGTTTGCGGTTGTGTGCAATATGAGGCCGACGACTCTTTACGGCGTTTTGAAGAGGCTTGAAAGCTCGTCAGTATTACGTCTACAGGGCGACAGGAACTCGACAACCATTTTCATCTGTAATTGGCATGAGTACCAACAAGATGCCGACAGAAACTCGAACGAAGCTCGTAGTGAGCCCGTCACTATACAAGAAAAGAAAGAGAATATAGATACTAAAGTATCTATAGCTAAAACACCAAGTAAGGATATTAACGAAATGTTTGATTCGTGGGAACAAATAGTCGGTTATAAAATCGATAGCCAAGCAAAAGCAAATCGGTACGCATGTTCAAACCTTTTGAAAAAGCATGGCAGGGACGGTGTGCTCGCGCTGATTCGAGGTGTAGCAGCTTCACTGGAAGATTCTTTTGCCCCAAGAATATCGGACTTTTCAAGCTTGCAGTACAAGCAGAACGAACTTGTCGCATGGGGTAAACGAAAGCAAATAACCGGAATGAGAAAGGTAGCAGTCATATGAAAATTCACATTATCAATCAAGAACCACTGGAAGTAAACGCAGATCAAGCTAAGAGCATCATGAAATCTGTCACATCAGGTGCCGAGGTCGTAATAATCGGCCACGAAATGGTAAAGGCATCAGCTATTACCGGTATTCGCATTAGCGCATCTGAAACAATTCCAGCCTCACAATGGGGCGCGCTTCCGGCTGGTAAAATGGAACACTTCTTTGATGATAAGCGAGAGAATCCGGGGAAAGGGTATAGAAAATTCCAAGAGATGAAGAGCAAATTTTTAAGAGGTAATGTATGACTAACACATCTAAAGAGCTGAGAGAGCAACTTGCGTGGCATCAATACGAATCTGAGTATGAAGATTTGTCACCCAAAGAGAAGAGCATTATAGATGGTCTATATGACCTATTCACCCAACAACTCAATAAAGCTATAGTAGAGGCACAAATAAAAGAGCTAATTACTATGAAGCCATATTTAAATGGAAAATACAATAAAGAAGTTCATATTTCTGGCGATGGTCTACTTGTTCTAATGAGGGTTATGGAGGGATTCTCATTTGTTACTAACCGTATCGCCACCCTCAAACAACAACTAAAGGATGGTAAGTGATGAGTGATTACTATATTGGCAACAAAGTATTTGAGACCCTAACAGTCATAGTACTCGGCAATGAACAGAAGCTTGCCTTAAAAGATATGGGTTCTGGAATAATTGGGGTCGTCTATGTATATGACAATGAGGAAGCTGCCCTAGAAGACAACGGTTTCGGCTATACAAAAGCAACAGAGAAACAACAACTAAAGGATAAGGAGATAAAGGGATGAGTACAAACACTCAGACATACTCGTGTGGTCTGCACCCGAACTGCGTAATTACAGACAGCGGGGCACATCTCGGTGCTATGACCCCTCAACCCCCTAACCCACAAAGTCAAGCAACGGAAAGTACACTGTCAGTAACCTTTACCATCGCAGAGCTTGAAGCAATGCTCGGTAACGCAAAAGCTGGTGGGTCTGTTGAGGTGGTAATAAAAGTAACAAGAGAGTTGATAATGTGATGAGTAACCCACAGAGTACTGATACACAAGATGAGTTGGACAACATTCTGCGTACTCTCATCATCGACTGTCAATATGACTGGACACCAGAAAGTTTCGACCCCTCTGGTGTACGCATGGCTGCCAAGAAACAAATTGTAGCCCTCATCAACTCCCAAGCACTAAAATTACTAGATAGGCTAGCAGAGAAGCGCAGCATACTAACAGTTCCAGAGTTCAACGAAAAGTGTATCCCTGTCTCAGCCCTCCAAGAAGAAAGGAAACGATATGAGTAAACCACATAAAATAAAGATAGTAGCCAGCAATTCTAGTACATATTCAATGCTTGCAGTGTGTGAGTATTGTGGTAAGACTGCATTCTATGGGAACAAAGAAGCTATGCAGGATAGAGCACTTGGCGAGTGTCAGAATAGCCCAGATTTTACGACTTTATTGGGAACTGAGGTCTTGTACATGATACAACGGATTGGAAATCCTAGTAATGGCACAGTTGAGCAGTCTTGATTGATCTGCACTATGATTAGTAGGAACTAAAGAACCAACACCTAAAACAAACGTCCCAACAGGGGTATAAGTAGAGCTAAAAATACATCATTACCGTATTGTTAGCTGAGAGTAGAATGTGTAAAATTAAAATACTATCAAGCACAGGCACGATGGTTTACGCATTCAATGTATACCCAAGTTGAAGAATCTGTAGGCGTTCAGACAAGCAAGTATATATACACTCCAAATCCCTACGCTAAATAAACTTTTAGTGAGGGTAGAAAGGAGTGTTTTTTATGTTAATTTCAGAAGCGTTTGAAATGTACATTCTTGATCACATAGCATTCATCGGCCAGTCTGCTAAAACGCAGGAGTCATATGACGCTACGAAAATTGAATTCATACGTCGTTACGGCGATATTTCGCTTGATGAAATGTGCTTCAAGACAGTGCGCGATTGGAAGCTATGGCTAGATAAAGGCAGAAGCCCTAATACAGTACGTAACTACATAGTATGTTTACGTATGGTACTCAGGTTTTTGCACCGTCGTTGCCTACTATCATTTAACCCGGATGATATCCCGGTCCCAAAGCGCCAGAATGTGAAAGTCGGTTATCTTACCGAGCCAGAGATGGAGAAGTTATTTAACGCAGTATCTCGTAAGAGTAGAGGCTATGCAACTTGCAACCGCCTCCGTAACATAGCAATCCTGCGTACACTCTACGCTACTGGACTGCGTAATGCTGAACTATGCTCACTCAATATCGGGGATATCAAAGATAACACATTTACGGTCATAGGAAAGGGAAACAAGCTCAGAATATGCTTCATTGACGATACTGCAATTAAGGCCATTGATGCCTACCTAGCTATACGCGATGACAACAATCAGGCATTATTTGTATCAAAATCTGGCGATAGAATAACAACTGGCGGTGTACGTAGGGTATTTGAATTCATCCGTAAAAACTACCCAGAGTTTTCAACAGTTCACCCTCATACGATTAGGCATTCACATGCTACTCGACTATTGAAGCACCGGGTAGATATTCGCTATGTAAAAGAGTTTATGGGGCACTCTTCACTAGAGACTACAGCCATGTACACACACGTTGTGAACGAGGATCTAAGAGATATCTACCTTAAAGCAACAACATAAGCAAAATAGGTATTGACAAATATGCTCATGTTTGCTATTATTGCCTCAGAACCTTTACAGAATATAAAAAATTGACGAAAATCGTCGACCTGTAAAATCATCTTAGCGGTGATGTCTTCCATGGCAAGGAAGCGCTCTAACAACTGAGCTAAACCCGCGCTAGAAAGATTATACGCTACAGATCGACCCCCGTCAACCTCGTAGCGCATCCCGAGATACCTAATCGAACACTCGACCGCTACGGCGGTCTTTTTTGTTCTCAATGGGTGTATCAAGTTCGAGATTTGATGCCCCCTAGTCTACACAAAAGACTAATCACCTTAACAATTCGCTAAACCAAGTAATGCCAACTTAAGCAAGACGGTAGTACCTACAGATTACGGGCTAATAATTTTACATAGAGCCGACAGTACATCTTTCATAGGGAATCCAAGGGATGGGGCGGGAAACGAAAACGGAATAGCGATACATCTTATCACCAAATAGGAGGAGCGGCGTGGAAGGTCGTTGAGTTGTAGGTTGTGGCGCAGCTCTCCCTATTTGGTGATAAGTATTAAGCACTTATTTGTGCTATCAGCACTAGAACATTGCGTCTACTGGGTAAAAGACTGTTATGTAGAGCACTGCGAGCCCCTACAAGAAAGTCTGTCGGTGAAAGCCCGATCCATAGGCATATGTAGAACCCTTAGCGGGCGCAACGTTCTAGTGCGGAGGCCACACGCAAAACACGCGCAATAGGCGCACGAAAGGAGAATGGAAGATGGAAGAATCAGTTTTAGATAAGGTAATTGAAAAATTTATTGATACCAACGGTATTTACTTTGAACTATCAATGAAAAATGGTGATGGAGAAGTGCTAGTGAAATATACGAGCCACCTAGATGCCAGCGATGTTGCAGGATATGCGGGGCTGCTAGATGAGCAGCTTATGAGTATGGCTACAGAGGAGGCGAGTGATGAGTAAAGTTGAAACCATAACATATCAAGGAAAAAACTACGCCACGGTACCTGCTCGCCTGAAAGAGTTCAGAAGCACAAATCCACGAGCTGGCATAACTACAAGTCCTACGTTCGGTGAAGATGGTAGTTTGACGTTCAAGGCCGAAATCATAGCAGATAGGTCAGATGAATCATCAGCGACCGCTACCGGACACGCTCACTACAACGCGAGTGCTATGAAAGATAAAAAAGCCTTTGAAAAGCTAGAAACGATAGCTACAGGGCGCGCTTTATCACTACTTGGTTACCTGAACAATGGTGAGATTGCTAGTACCGAAGAAATGGAAGAATTCGAAGGCTTTAAAGCTGAGAAGTTCACAGAAGAAATCGAATCAGCAAAAACAGTTGCTGAGTTGATGGCGATATTTAATCGGATGAACCCAAGCGAGAAGAAACTATTTACTGAAACTCTCTCAACGAAAAAGAAGGAGCTAGCCAATGCAAGTAAAAATTGATACTAGCGAACAAGGTTCAGAGGGATGGCTAGAGGCACGGCTCGGAAAGTTCACTGCATCAAGAGCAGCAGACTTAATGCTTCGCCAGAAAAACGGTAAGCCATATGCAAGCCGCAAAGACTACATCACTCAAATTGCCCTAGAACGGATCACAAGTGAGTTACCTGAGCAGATAATCTCTCAAGCTATGACCGAAGGAAAAGAGCGCGAGGCTCAATCGAAGTTAGCTTATGAGTTCGCAACAGGCCGCGAGCTAGAAGATACAGGGCTATGGCACACAGACACATATGGGGCAAGCCCAGACGCGCTTGTAGTAGGTGAGGATGGCGGAGTAGAGTTCAAGAACCCTAAAAGTTCGACACACTACACAACGCTAAGAACAGGTAATATACCGGAATACTACTACTGGCAAATCTTACAGAATATGCTTGTCACTGGTCGAAGCTATTGGGACTATGTGAGCTATCATCCGGCATTCCCGGTCAATTCACAACTATTCATTAAACGGTTAACGATTAGTGAGGTAAGTGAAGATATAAAACGGCTGGAGCAAGTGCTGCAAGTTGCTGAACATGAAGTACAAGCAGAGATGAATTTTATTAAAGAGTATAAGGGGTAACATGGGTAAACGCAACCAATCGGAAAAAGAGTTTGATGAACAACTCGCAAAATTAAGTAAACCAATTAAATCAAAAAAGGAAACAAAACCAATGAAAACTAACACCACAAAAAAAACCGTATTGCTAACTGTAGCCGCAACGCTGCTTTCACTAGCCGCGATTGTAGCCCAGGCTTGGTACTTCTACGACATGGGTGCAAAAACCCAAAAGTCTGAGAACCAACGCATCACCGCCGAAGTTCAAAAACAAGTTGCACAGTTAAAACAAGCACAGTAGGCATTAAGCCCGCACCTACTGGTAAGAAAAGGGCAGCAAAAGAAGATGCACTCGAAGCAAACACAGTAGCCGAATCACCAAATGTGATGGCTACTGTTCAAGTTTCAGGCAGCGAAGCAGAAGCAAAGGCTTTTATTTATCAACATGAAAGTGGTAATAATCCGGCAGCAATAAATCCAAGCAGTGGAGCCTGTGGACTAGGACAAGCATTGCCTTGTTCTAAAATGGGATGCTCACTGCAAGATTACGCGTGCCAGGATGCGTGGTTTACGAATTATGCCATGCAACGGTACGGATCATGGGTGAATGCTAAGGCCTTTTGGTTAAGCCATCGCTGGTGGTAAATAAAACGTTCAAGTGCAGAGAGTTGGAAGTAAAAGAACTCCGACATACAACACGCAGGTTGCTAGACAACGGTGAAGTATCGGCAACTTTATTTCCAACCCCCTGCATTTGAATAGAGGGTATAAGGGTATGGAAAAAGAACCAAAAAAGCGCACGAATAGTCAAAACCGTGCGCTTCACTTGCTCATGACACAACTTGCCAGTGAACTAAATAGCCACGGCAAAACCATGATGCGAGTTTTAAGCAAGACTGCCGAAATCGAATGGACGGATTATGCAACAAAAGAGTATCTGTTACGCCCATTTATTCGTGCGATGTACGGCAAAGAATCCACCACAGAGTTAACGACAAAGGAACTAAGTGATGCCACTGATGCAATGTTAAACCATGTTGCAACCACAACTGGCGTTGCTTTAGATTTTCCAAGTTTAGAAACACTGATGAATGACCAACTTGGTCGGAGGGTAAAATGATTGACTTAAGTAAAAAACAAAAGTCTGTTCTTGAAGTTATTCAACGTAACCCAGGGGCAGCCGATGACGATGCAATCTTACTAGAGCGCTACTGGATAGAAATTGACGGATGGGATGAAAGCAAGAGTTTGTACTGGAACTTATCACGTTCAACTCGACCAGAAACAATTACACGACGACGGCGCGAGCTGCATAACCTTAATTTAATTTCATATTCTAAGGACGCAGATAAAAAACGTGAGGAAGCATATATTAACGAACGAGAATGTGCGCAGCCATACGTGCCGCAAGCAGTTTCTTGGCTAAATGATTGTGAGGACTAAGGTGGGAGTTTACCATAACAAAAAACGAAATTCATACGAAGCGCGAGTGTATTACAAAGGATCAAGGTATTACGTTGGTTCATTTAAAGATGAGCTAACAGCAAAGATTGAAGAAGCTAAGGTTTTAAAGAAATTTAAAGACCTAGAAGCAATATCACTCGAAAATGTAAATCTTGAATATGAAGATAAAGATGTTAAACATAAACCAACATTATGGCAACGATTTAAGATGAAATGGAGCTAAATATATGATACCAATTATTCACGGCGAGAACATACTATTGCCAATTAAGAACCTTCCGAAAGGCACACTAAAGTTTTTCAAGAAATATATAGTTGGACATTCTGAAACTGGCCATCACCACGTTTTAGAGTCAAAAACAAAAGGAGAGTTTGGAATTATCATCAAGGACGGGGATCTATATGTGCAGGTCAACTCTGATGCTAATATAACCCACCAGAAGCAGCACGATATTCACGAGACGGTAAATGTTGGCCCAGGAACATATATTGTTAAACGCAAAACTGAATATGACCCATTTCAGAAGGTGGTCCGAGAGGTATGGGATTAACTATGATAGACAAGTTATCGAGTGATCAAGAAGCTCTTGTGGCGACCGTTCGTGATGAATGGACTAACTACACACTGTATGACGGTGATGAGTACGACGAAACTGCGGTCAGGGATGGTCTACATTGGCTATATGAAACTGGCGGTCTGAAAAAGCCGATTACCATACTAGTAGATAGCCCACTTGCTGCTCAGCATGCTATACCTATTGCAAAACAAATGCTGGGCGACCTAAAGAAATACAAGGAGGTCTGGTCACAGGTCAGGTCACAGGTCGAGTCACAGGTCGAGTCACAGGTCTGGTCACAGGTCAGGTCACAGGTCGAGTCACAGGTCTGGTCACAGGTCGAGTCACAGGTCAGGTCACAGGTCT